CAGACGGCTCAGCGTATCGTCCAAATCTGGCGCCATCTTAGGCTCTTCGGAAGATGTATCCGGAGTTACTTCGTTTTCTTTTTCAGTGCCTGTTGAAGGCATTGCTAAATGACACTCATCAATATAGAAATATACTTTCTGACCCTGTTCGTTTTGCCAATTTTCGTATTGTAAATAATGGTCTTTTTTTGAAAAAGGGCGCTCATTGCCATAGTTATGAAATTGGCCATCAATGACTTCAATTAGATCTCTACAATACTCACCAAATACATTGCAAAAATGGTCAATATTCAGAGGAAGGTTAGTGATTATTTTTCTTTTGTCTTTAGTAACTGTTGGAATTATATGATTAACTACAGCCTCATAGCTCTTTCCACCACCGGGTTTACCTTGAATACCGTTAATCATTTTAACTTCCTAATCTAGTGAAAGGTATTAGTTGAAGTAATAGGCGAATTGTAATCGCTGTAATAATCATAGTCATAGCTTGAGGAACGCCGATTGCTGATAAGAACCATTGAACAGATTCTGGAATTTGATTGATGTAAGAAGCTATATTTAAGCCATCAAAATATGTATCAAGCCCTTGTAAAGCAAGTATTGAGATATCCAATAAGCCCTCAAATATCCATAAAAACAAATCTTTGAGCATATCAAAAACAGTTAAAACTAGACTATATAAAAACTGCTTAAAGTCATGCCAAGTTTCAGCTAACCAATCTAACATTTAACCTCCAAAAATAATTTTTCGGCAAGTAAAAGCCGCAGTAATTAAAATACAAATTTTCAAAAAAGGTAATATGCGACTCCAATCAAAGGGTATACTTTTGCAGCCTAAATCCACTAAACCAGTGTTAAAACACATTTCCATGTTAGGTGGTGAACCACCAGTATTAAACTTAAATTGCTGCAAAAATTGAAATACGCCAGTATTTAAAAATTCATTTTTTTTATCGTTATAGACGCCTGAAAAACCATCATCATAAGATGAGTCCCAATAACTAGAAGAGTCGCTTTTGTTAAAGGAGCTTGTAGTAGATGTATTTGAAATAGAATCCAAAATACTGCTATTCGTATCAGAAATGGCAGATGTATTATTTTTTATGTCTGTTAGGGTTGAGTTGTTTTGAGATAAAGTTTGGTTTAAGTTGTTTAAACCCGAATTAAGGTTATCTATATTTTGATTCGTTGCCTCTAAGTTTCCACGAATCGCTTCGGTTTGACTATTGAGACTGTCATTTAAAATATTATTTGACTCTGTTAATGCCGTAAATGAAGTATCAAAAACATTCATGCTATCCTGAAAAGCATTAGTGATTGTATCTGTAGTAGTAATTAGATTTTCATTTGATATCGCAATTGATTCAACTAGTGTTGTATTTATAGTGTCCAGTTTTGTATTAGTTAAATCTATTTTATCTGTGTTTTTATCAACTGAAGATACGACATCATCAAAGTTATCTTTAAGCTCTTTATCAACCTCTTTTGCTATTGCAGTAGCAGATAGTTCATTTGGTTCAGGTGTTGGTTCTGGATCAGGTTCTGGAGTTGGTTCTGGCGTTGGTTCTGGGTCTGGGTCAGGTTCAGGTTCTGTAGGGCACAATCCAGTTTCCTTCACTATGTATGAACCATCAGTACACTGCTGTAACTCTGGACGATCACAATCTGGGTAATCTAAAAGGTTAGGTGGAAAACCGTCACTACATGTTTCTGGTGTGCTAGAGCATATGTCAGGGTTTATTAACTTACATTTTGCAGATATCAAATCAAATTTATATGCGATATCACATGTTTTTGTAAAGGAGCTCTTATATAGGCAAGCTTTATATTGAGCTTCATTTTGGTCTGTTAAAACCTCAGCGCCTAGAATATTTAAATTTATAGGTGAGCGATTCGGACAACTTTCATTAGTGTTAATGCTTATCCATTGAGCATTTTCATATTCATATTTAGCAGAGTAATTACTTGATGGTTTGAATTCATGAACATCATTTTGTGAAAACCCAGTAACGAAAGTTATATTTGAAGGAAATGTTAGTATCGGGTTCTGAATTGGTTCTATAAACTCAGGGCATTGTTGTTCAGATGAATGAACTTCAAAAGTAAAAAAAAAGATAAAATAAAATAAAAAAATTACAGCGGAGTTAAGCGCTAGTATTTTAGTTAATAATTTCATTCATATTTCCAATTGTCTGAAACGACGTTACATGTGATAAGACAAGGTTAGAAGCGCAACAAGCATTAGAATTGAATAAAGCAACGAAAAAGCAAGAGCTTTCATAAAAGTAAGTGAAAATATTTCTCTTTTATTACAAGGCTTATCTGCATCATTTTCAATTGGTGTAAACTCTATATAGAGGATTCGGTGCACTTCTCGTTTTTTTTGAAGAAGAATGTAATCATCAACTTTTTTCTGTGTTAATACTTCATTAAAATCAGACATCTCAACCCCATCCAAAATTTTTGCAAACTATAAAACCAGTGAGTGCCCCTATCATCGCTATAATAGTGAGGATAAGGGCGACTATTAAGCCACCCATGAAAAGTTCCTTATACGCGATTAACTGCCCGCTTACCTAGAGAGCCAGATTTGAACGCCATATTGACACCAACAACGATTACCATTGCACCTACTACAAAAGCCATTACTGACGTTAAATCTACAGCTGCGAATACATCTGCCATAATATTTTTCCTTAATTTAAAGTTTACTAATTACCATTCGGGCCACTTTTGCCTTATAGGACAGGAACCCGAAAAAGATTATGAGGCCAAAGCCCCAAGTGAATGACTCTGCTATTTCAAGAGCCGTTATCTGAATGCTTTCAACATATGCAGCTGCTTCGTGACTGGGTACTAAAACATAGCCTGAGCATTGTTCTAGTGTTTCAGTTGTCGCAGTTAATGTGCCGTCAGCATTCAAATAAATACATTGCATTTCTAGCTTTTAGCCTGCTTTGTTTCAGTAGGTAAGCTATGTAAACGAAAACCTTTCCAGTCCATTTGACGAGCTATATTAGCGCCCTCGTAATATTCAATATTGAGTAAAGCAGGCTTTAAACCCCAGCCATTAGGATCTGACTGTAAATGCTCTAATTGCTGGTAAGTTCCATCGTTAAACTGGTCGGCAGATACCTTCACAGATAAAATTTGAGCAGGGTTTTTTGTATGTAACTTAAACTCGCCAGTTGTAGGCAGGGGAGCGCCTTTATCGTCTGTACGGTTAACTTTTACTAGGTCTGTAATAGCGCCTTCAATATTCATAATTTCTCCAGTTAGATTTAATTTTATTAATAGTTACACTTAATGACACAAGTCCAAGGGCGCGACTTCGTCGCTTGAAACATTAGAAGCCAAAGCTTCGTAGTCCATGAATAAGCACATGTTTTGGTAGTCTTCGATTGCACAAGATTCTAGGAACTGCATATCTTTTTCACTAGGTGCAAATAAACGCCCGTCATCGTGCCAACCTTGTATTTGTTCTGATACACCGCACATGATTTTTCGCTGTGCTTTAAGGTCAGTTTCAGTGAGTATTTGAGTAGTTCCACGGCGAGTGATTACTACAACAGCATCCCACGCAACGCCTAAAATCCGGTTAGCTGGCTGGTCTCCATATTTTGTAGTGAAGTAAGGTGACTTCGATTCTGAGCGACTAATTTCACCTGTAATACGGTCTACAATATCGGGAATTTGGTAATGAATGCGTAGTGTTTGTTCTTTACGCTTAACTTGTACGCCACCCATAGCTAAGCAAAAGGCTTTCCAATCAGATGAGTCAGCTGCATGACGCACTTTTTCTAATGCGTATTTTGAAACAGTATCTAGTGTTGTATTCATTGCGTTTGCAACCTCACATTTGCCAGTATCACCTTGGCCTAATCGTCTAAGTTCACGCCAAAGAGTGACCGAAGGGCCGCCAATTTGCTGAAAACGTCTAATATCAAACGTGCTCGCCCAAGTCGATGCACGTTCTGCGGCATCCGCTGGAAGTATTTTCATTTCACCCGCTTGCGAGCAAATCACTTTGTCTATGCTGTCACCAGTCACCGCTTTAGTGATGTATTTAGCAATGTAGCCAGCAGCAGAGCCTTTACTTTTAATAATCCTGATAGGCTTAAAACGAGTCCTACTAGTTCTAAATTCTGTGGGGGTATCTTCCGTGCAAAGCTTTCTCAATATTGCGCGAACTTGTATTGCATCGCCTTTTTCCATGAATAAAAGCATGTGCCAGTGTGGGCACCCGTCATGATGTGGTTCAACAACACGGAATCCATACGGGCGTAAATTTTGTTTTGAGAATAAAGCGCGGGCACGTTTCCAAATACCATTAAAATAGTCTTGAGCTTGTTGTGGTGTTGAGCCGTCATATTTATTGTTGGGTATACCAGTGTGATGTACTGAGTGATAACGGCTAGGTGCAGAAAATGTATAAAATTCACCACGGTGACCATTCATATCAGCTAACTCTTCAAAACCACGAATACGCACCATTAATTCGGCTGCTTGCTGCTTTCCTGATGTGTGAGAGCGTTCAATAATTAATTGGAGTGTTTCAAATTCATCAAATGGGTTTGCTTCATTTGGCACAACAAATAAGTTAGACATTAACTCAGCTGATTTGCGCTTTCTTTCTCTTCGCTTATAAATGGTAGGCTGTGAGACGTAAGCACTTGCTTTTTTATGCACAAGTCGTAAATCACGAGCTAATTGCTCAACAGTAAATGCCTGAATCTTGCGTAATTTACGGCGCCAAAAAATTGGGTCAGCAAATCTGTTTAATACACCTTTAAGTGAGTCAGCGGCTAAGTTAGTACAAAAAGGGGGTGCCAATTCAGGTGGTTGTATATCAAAAGAGGCTAAGTATTCAGAAAGTAATTTATAAATAGATAATTGATAACCGTGTTTGCTAATTTTTAGTTCACAGTAACGCGCTTTTTGTTCAGCAATTTCTATTAATTCATCATCAGAGCAAGATAAATTTATATGCCCATATTTGAAATTACCAATGGTTAAAACCTTATCGGCTGCTTTTAAACGTTTATTTGCCTCTGCTAAATCGTTAAATTTTTCAGCAAGGAAATACCCAGTACTCAGCATGTGTGCAAGGTTTGAATGACGTTCAAAAATGCGATTGCGCCAAGCTTCAAAGTCAAAAAAACGCTCTTTCATTGGTTTTGAAACATTTGCAAATATATCTTTTGCAGTGCAAGAAGGGCGCAAACCAGCAGTTAAATTAATAGCTGTATTTAAAGGAAAAACTTCTGAATATTGCTGTTCTGATAGAATAGCCATTTTTAAACCTGCTGATCTGAAGTTAAGGCCATATCAATATTTGCTGCTTTGGCTGCTTCGGCATAAAGCGCAATCATGTTGATATATTTTTTTACTCTTGCAGGGTTTTCATTTGGTGAGCAAGGAGGGGTATAGACGGGTAATTTCCCAGCAAAGACCGCACTAGCAACACATTGAACCGTTAAGCCCTGTAGGCGTGCATACTCTTGGTATGTCAAAATAGGGGCTGGAATAGATAAAATTAATTGGTTGCTCATGCTATATTATCTTTAAGAGTGTTAATTCAATGAAAAATAGCGTAAACCCATTTTATATATCGGTCAAACGGTTTTTTGTATGGGTTTTGGTTTGTAGGTATCCAAAATGCAAAAAGATTCTAAAGAAGTGTTTGAAACTATTAGGGTTCTATATGGTTTTAAAAACTTAACTGAGTTATCAATTTATTTTGAAAAAAATGGTAACTGGGCCGCGCAAATGGCAAAAAAGGGATCAATTCCATTTCCTCAGTGTGTTCAGGCCTCGATAGAAAAAAAAGTTTCAATGGATTGGCTATTGTTTAGCGAAAGCAAACCTGTATTTGATATAAAAGCGTTAATTAACGAGGTGAAAGAGGGATTGTATGAAAGTCATGAACTTGGAATACTGCCTGAGCTAAATGAAGATAGGCTAGTTACTACATCAGCGATAATTGTCAAAAGAATAGAAAAAATGCAGCATTAAAGCTGCATTTTAGTCATTGTCTAACAACAGTCTGAAATAAAACCTTGTCATCTTTTGTCTGTTTTAATCCGCCTGTTTTAATGTACGCAACTATTGTCACCTGATTGCAATCAACGCCTGAACAAATCGTAATTTCTGAAATGTAAGTGATTAAGTCATCAATATTTGGCGGCTTTAATCGGATTGATTTCCTGTAAGCGTTTTCCTTATTCCTGAAATTTAAAAGGTTGCAAGCAGGGCAAATAAATGTGTTTGTACTCATGATAATTTTAATTCAGGGATATGATTTTCAGTTTCACATCTTTCTAGATACAAAGATAATCGAGAGTCCCACTTTTGCTTTTCATCAAAACGTTTATTCAATGGTAATTGCTTTATGGCTTGATATTGCACTAGCAGTTCGTTAGCAAATTCTTCTAATGGTTTATTACTATCAGAGTCTATAGGGGCGAAAATAAATGGTAGTAAAAGTGAACCATACATTGCATATACCCAATATTCAGGAGGCATAATATTTCCTTTATTTATCAGAGTTAGAGTTTAGTTTTTTATCAGAATTAAATTTACTTGGAGCAAAAGCAGCAGAAAATAAGTTCAGCAACTTGAAAAAAGCTTAGAGTAAAAGCAACAGAAACTAAGTTCAGCAACTTGAAAAATAAGTAATGCCCAATAAAAGTCGGGAGCATGTAGCTATGGGCAGAAAGGCCGACAAAGTTAAAATAGTATAAATATCACTCTAATGCAATTTTTTTTGACTCAGTGGAAATTGTGTTGTTAAATTAACCTTGTTAGAAATACAGATAACGCTTTTAAACTTACCTAGAGTTTAAAGTAAATATTTGTTGTTGACTTTTTAGGTATACGGATATACTTTTAATTGGCAGACAACAAACGATTTTCGCTTTGTGCTTCCAACACAAAACGAATGAAAGCCGCTTTTTAGCGGTTTTTTTATGCCTTGAGAAAAGTTATGACAATCAAAAAAGTTGATGGTGGTTACAAAGTTGATATTCGTCCTTGGGGGGCTGATGGCCGCAGGATTAGAAAGGTTTTTCCTACCCGTGGCGAGGCGCAACGATTTGTAAATCATACTATTGCTGAGGCGGAAGATAAGCCTTGGAAGCAAGAAAAAATTGATAGCCGTCACTTATCTGATTTAGTCCAGCTTTGGTACAAAGTGCATGGACAAACTTATGCTTCACCACAGCGGGCTTTAGCTAAATTAGAAATGATTTGTGAAGCGCTGAAAAATCCAATTGCTATGAATTTACAGGCTAAAGATTTTGTTAAATGGCGTGGTGAACGTATGTCGGGTGAAACACCAATAAGCCCTAAAACTGCTAATAATGACCTTGTATTAATTAAGAGTATGTTCAATAAGTTAATTGAAGTAGGGGAGTTAAAATATCCGAATCCTCTTGCTGAAATTAAGCCTTTCAAACTACAACAAACTGAGCTTTCATTTTTGATGGAAGACGAAATAATTACTTTGCTAAATGAATTAAAGCGATCAACTAACCCGTATATTTTAATCGTTTCTAAAATCTGTTTGGCAACAGGTTGCAGGATAAGTGAAGCGTGTAATTTAAAAGGTTCTCAAGTTATCAAATCAGGCGACAGCTACCGCATCACCTTCATTAATACCAAGGGTAAAAAGAACCGAACTGTCCCAATCAGTGAAAAGCTGTTTAATGAGATCCCTAAAAAATCAGGACCACTATTCGCTGATTGTAGAAAGGCTTTTGAAAGGGCAGTAAATAAAACAGATATTAATTTGCCTAAAGGGCAGTGTAGCCATGTTTTAAGGCATACTTTTGCGAGTCATTTTATGATGAACGGAGGTAATATATTAGTTTTACAGCAAATACTCGGTCATGCAAAGATTGAGCAAACAATGGTTTACGCGCACTTTGCACCAAGTCATTTAGAAGATGCTATTAAATTTGGACCAAACTTTTCTAAATGTTAATTTGAGGACCGTTTATTAAGTAGAAGGATTTATAGCTTGGGATAGACTTTGCCTTGGGATTTCCCAAGTATCTAAAAGGCAAGCTATTAACCCCCTTAATTCAATAGTAGCTTGTGCGTGATTATTAAAAGTTCGGGACATGGATAATTGTTCTAGCTCTTTAGCTACTTTAAATAAGGATTTACCAACCTCATTAGCGGCAAAGTATTCACCTAATATAGTTGTAGGTAAAGAATCAAAATCACTCATGACTTTAGATCTTATTCTAGATGAAGTAGTTTTCCCTTCATCTGTGAATTGCTCTAATAAAGATAAAGATAGGGATAGCATCTTATCAACGCCGCTTCGTCCCTTAGAACCAAAAGTAAAACCATCTACTAAACGTTCAATTCTTTCATTTTGATCTAAAAAAGATAATTCTTTTAGAACAAAGTCTACTCCAATTACAAATAATGATAAAGAGTAATAAAAGCATCTAAGGGCAACTTCTGTTTGGCTTGGTTTAGTTAAAACCTGATCAATAAAATAGCGTCCTACTTCTAACCACTGATTACATGAATCAAAAGTAATTCCGTCTGCTAATAAACCTTTACATTTAAGGATTTGACTCTTCCAATCTCCATCAAGTTTACCTAAATTATAATCATCTATTTTTTTTATAAACTCTTCATCTGATAATCTAACATTTAATATTCTTTCTGTTTTTTGTAGTTTAGATAGAAAAACTCCATCAAGAACTAAAACATTAAGGTCACGACCAAAATCTTTTACTGCTTTTCTTCTGTCTGTAGTCGCAACTATGACATTATCAGCTTTAACGGCTTTACTTAGACCTTTAGCCCAGAAAATTCTCTCAATTGCCTGTGGGGTTTTTTTATTTTTAATGTCAACAATTGTTACACTACGAGTTACAGAGGACTCTCGGCTGTAGAGCCATAAGTCAATATCTGTAACGTCAAATCCCTCATAATTAAATGGTAGGCCTCTCACTACGAAATAACCAGATTGAAGAAAATAGCTACGAAGATATTCTTCCATTTCAAATCCTTTACCAATTTTCATTGTCATAATTAACTCCGTCCTGTTCTAAGGGAGTTAATCATATCATTAGTTTCAAATGGGCTTCTTATAATTTGTTGTTTACGTATAATTTCTCTATTAGCTTCTGGACCTCTGAATTTAGTAATTGCTGCGCCAGGCAAAGATCTAATTGATTGTTCACTAACATCACCTTGTCTTATAGCTTGAAGGGCTAGCTCACCAACTTCTTTTTTCAGTAATCGCATTAATGGACCTTTACGACCGCCTTTTGTTCCTATTCTAATTGAAACAACACCTTTTAGTTCAAGCATTCTATAATCTTGTCCAATAGCCTCAACAGGGCCAACTTCTCTACCTTCAATTAAAGCACCTAAAAGTCTATCAATCATGCTTATTTGACCTCTAGCATAGTCACTTTTGGTCATACCATAGGTAAGGGATGCAACAAATGCTTTGGCTAAATCAAAAGCGTCATCAACCATTGAGTTACTAAACTTAGAAAAAGCGGAGGGAAGTGTTAAAAAGCCAACTTCTTCATGATTATTACTGACAACATTTATATCAAAGAACCCGATTGAATTAACTTTATTAAACAAGGCTTGCCCTAGGATGCGAATAGCATCGGTATGTGAAACACAAGAGTTTCTTTTAAGCATTTGGGTTAATTCATTTAAAGACGATTGTTCCACAACATTCAATGAGTCTAATACTGCTTTTATTTTTGTCGCAGATTCTCTGCGAAATAGATTTCCATTAAAAAGTACCTTTTCATCATTTTGAATTTTTTCAACATCAACAAAGCCTATTTGCTCGGAATCATGAAATAGTTGGTCAACTTGTAATTTAGCTAATTTATGAGTATCAGAAATTTCTTCTGCTAATTCTATAGAGCTACATGGTTTTATAGATACTTTTTCAGCTAAATCTATTGCAGAAAACTCTATAGGCTTTGGACTGAGTGATTCAAATATGTTCGAAGTATGTTGTAAAGCTGATGAAGTAGTTATACCTAATACACCTACCCCAGAATCACTTAAATCAATTAATTCGTGCTCAGCTAAAACTTCTTTTAATCTAGGGAGTTCAAATGCAATATTAATGTTGGCAGCGTTTGCCAATGTTTCTAGCTTGTCATTTGGGATAACGCTTTGATGTGACTCTGAAATAGCTGATAATAATATTCCAGCTTTACCAGCAAGATAAGTCTTTTGATATTGACCTTGATTATTGATATTTTGTAATTTATTTGTGTGATGAATTAACCAAGAGCCTTTTACTTTGCGATCCATTAATATGCTTCTCTGTAATATTTGTTATTTAGTTAACCT